GCTAGTGACTGGAGTTCAGACGTGTGCTCTTCCGATCTTTAAGCGCACCTATACCCTGATTGTACGCATTTAATTTTGCATTGTATTCATCAAGCCCCCAGTTCCCTTTAGGGTTAAACTGAAACTGATAAGTTGGTTTATCCCCCTTTAGGACTTCTTTATATTCAGCTATCGCATCACGATATACCTCTATTGCATTGATAGCTTTTTCTATTTGATCTGTACCAAAAATAGATGTTGCTTCCTCCAAAAGTAAATTTTGCTCCATGAGCAATAAGTTGTACTGGCGTTGCATTTCCAGTTTGTTCTCGGCTACTTCTTTAAGTGCCTCTTGGTGTTCCTTTTCAGCCTTAGAGGACAACCCAAACAATGAAGTGATAAGGGAAACGGCTGTACCGACTATGGAAAGGATAACCGAAGCTCTTTCTACTCCTTTGATAGCTTCTGCACCAGTAACCGCCAACGCTTGAATACCCGTTATCATAGAAATTATACCTCCTGCGATATTGGTAGCAGCAGACAAAGCAGCTTTGGTTGCATCATCCATCCCGTCAAAGTCTGAAATGATATTATTAACAGTATCATCTACCTCATTCATCACCTTTAGGGTATCGCTCCACTTCTTTTTGTTTTTTTCAGCAGATGAAATGCTTGCGTCTTTTGCCTCAGCAACCTCTACTTTTTTCTCCAGGGTCTTAATTTGCGCACGAAGAGTAGCTTTTTCTTTATCATCCAGCTTGCCACCTTCTTTTTTCAGTGTGTCTTGGGCTGTTTGTAAAGCCTCCTTTAGCTGTCTTAGCCCCATAGAGGATATTTGTTCTGCCCATACATTAAAAGTCGCTTCACGAGTAGCTATCTCTTGATCTAAAGCGTCCAAAGCATCTTGTTTATCACTTTCAGCCTGAGCGATATTTTCTTCGGAGAAAGTAACTTGCCTTCCGGATTTCTTATCTTTCTCATTAACAGCTCGCATTTCGTCAATATCTTTCTGAAATTTTTCCTCTATCTCCTTGCGCTTTTCCGCATAGGTCTGATACTGCTTTAGCATTTCTTCTATTGCAGTCTGGTTGCCAGTAGATAATTTCTTTCCAGCAGCATTTTCAAGAGCCTTAAATTGTTGCTCATCCTGCTCTGATAATTGGTTGGTAGTTGGCTTAAATGTACCATTTTTGCCCTGAGATTCCCATATAGTTTTTTCCCACTCTTGAATTTTTGTTAGCTTATCCTCCTTTTGACGTTTGATCTGCTCCATTTCCTGCTCATAGTTGAGCTGGTTTTGTTCCAATGTTTTAGAAAGTCCTTCCTTATAGGTGTTGATCTCAGCTTGCCTTACAGCAAATTCCATATCCTTTTCAATACGAATCTGCTCTTGTGCATTACGTTTTATCTCATCGGAATAATCCTTTTGAGAAGAGGACGTTTTCCTATCTGGTAACTTTTTACTCAGTGAATCTATACGTCTTTGATAGTCGTTGTATTCAGCACTACCCTTAACGGTTTCTTTCTGCTCCTGTTTCAGTTTAGAAATACGGCTCTCTACTTGGCTAATAATTTGTAGCTCGTTTTCACGTTCAAGAACGGTAGCCTTTAATTTAGCTATATAGCTTTCCTGCCCTTTTACAACAGCATCGGTTACTACTTTGCCATCAGACATTAAGCCGTTGTTATCTTTGAGAGCCTTTTTGAAAGCCTCCAGTTTTTCTTGACCTTTAGTAATGGCTGCTTCTATCTCAGGAATGGATTTACCTTTGGTATAAAATACCTCTTCCTGATTACCAGTTTTCTGATTTTGGTTAGGATTCTCCCCGAAGCGTTTTTGAGCCTCTTTTATGATATTATTATAAATGCCACGAGCTTTGAATACTTTGGTTATTTCATCTTGCAAGTCATTAGCTATGTAGGTTTGCGCACCTATACCAGTCATGGGATCGCCAGGCAAGTATTTGGTTTCGTCAAACTGCTTTATAATATCCTGGATTTCTTTAGTAATTTCCCCCTTACCTTCCAGCACTGGCTTAATCTTCCAGTAATAAGTTTCCGCAAGGTCGATACCGTCTTTATCCTTCTTTCCCTTGAACTTATCTTTTAGTAGCTCTTCTACAGTTTCTTTGGCTTCTACCTCCTTATCCATGTAGTCATTAGAAGCCTCATTAACCGCTTTATCCATAGCTCTTGCACGAGCTGATTTTTCGGCTTCTTGCGTAATGATACGATAAGCCTTAGCCAGATCATCCAAAGCGTTCTTTTCATCCCCCAGCCCCTTCAAATACTCACCGTATTTGCTCATTATGGCTTCCTTTGCAGAACGGTATTCATCCGTACCTTCTTTGGCTGCTTTCAAACGTGCAAACATCGCATCAATTTGCAATCTTTCAGCTCCAATAACCTTTTCACTCTCAGATATGGCGTTATTTAGTTTTTCCTGCGCCTTTTCTGCGTCAGTCTGATAAGTGATAAGTTTATAAATACCATAACCGAGAGCTGCTATAGCTGCTGCTGCCAAAGTATAAGGATTTGCCAGCATAACGGCTTTCAACCTGGTAGCTACAGCCGTAAGCCTGAGCTTTGCAGTTGCCAACAAGTTTGTTGTAGTTACATTGGCTGCTTGTGCTGCTGTGTTGGCTGCTGTCTGAGTGGTATTCAATGTTTTAGCAGCCGTTTCTACCGCTACTTTCTTGGTGCTAAAATCACGTGTGGCTGCTTGGTATTGTAAGGCTGCTGTTTCTCTGGCTGTTTCGGCTGCGACTAATTTTCTTTCTGCTGCTTCTACTTGTTTTGCAGAGCCAGTAGCACCGATAGACATAAGTTCTGCTAATCTTTGCTTCTCCAACTCTTTAGCAGCAAGGTATTCGGCTTTCTTGGCTGCTACGGCTTGGCTGGCTGCTGAAACCTCTGTACGAGCTTTGGCTAAAGCTGCGGTTTGAGCCTCTATATTTGCTGCCATTTCAGCTTTTACGGCAGTTGCATACTCTAACGTGCCTTTGGTTAAATTCTGTTTTGAAATGGCTGCTTGCTGCTCTACAGTAAGCAATTTGCTTAGTTCCTCAGCTTCTCCAGTGGCTTTAATAGTAGTAACGGCATTTTTTGTAGCAGCAACCGAAATTACAGCAGCTTTGTACAAGCCATAAGTAACAATCAATTCTTGTATAGTTTCACCGATAGCCTCGTAGTTCTCTATAGCGGAGATACCAGTTTCCAGTATTGAATTGATTGTTCCCTCGTTAGCTTTCCCTACTTCGTTAAGCATTACAGAAATAGCATCGCTCATGTTGGAGATCTTACCCGTAATAGTCTTACTTTGCTCTTCCATCAGGTTGTAGAACATACCGCCAGAATTTGTAAGGTTTTCTATAACCTTCTGAACTTCGGGGAATCCTACCTTTCCTTCGGAAACCAAAGCCTTAACTTCATTTTCAGCTACACCCAACTCTTTAGCTAATTCACGAATCATCGGAATACCTCTACCCGTAAATTGGTTAAGATCCTCAGCATATAGCCTGCCTTGTGTCATGGTTGTACCGTATAACCAGGCTATATCTTGTAATGGAATAGATAAGCCAGCAGCGATATTTCCTAACCGTACCAAAGTGTCATTCACTTTGTCAGCAGCTATACCATAAGCAAGTAATTGTTTTGCGCTACTTGACACACCAACGAGATCAAACGGAGTTTTAGCAGCAGTATTAACAAGCTGTGTCATTAAAGCATCAGCTTTAGCCTTACTGCCCAACATTGTATTGAAGGCAACTTCTAACTGTTGGTATTCGCCTCTTACCTGAGCTATCTTCTGAGCATATCCCAACGCTTGTTGAGCCGTGAAAAATCCAGTTGCAGCAACCGTTATTTTACGAAAAATATTGTCTATCCTGCTACCTTCCTTTTCGGCTGTGTTGCCTATGCTTCGGAAAAGAGAGTTAGATTTCGCCACATCGCTTTCAAATTTGGCGTTATCCAATCCTAAAGCCCACCATGTTGTACCTTCGTTGTTATTCATCTTCGTTTACGTCAAATATTGCGTTATTTACTGCATCCTGATTATTGGGATCATCACCATTTAGAATAATGCCAGTATCTTTTTTACCATCCTTCTTTGCTGAGAAAGAAGGCAGAACCGCATTATACAGACGAACATTGGCAAAACTCATTTTATATAGGATATAATCAAAAGTCAGATTATAAGCCTTTGCCATTCCTGCTACTACCGCCCAGATGCTATCGTTTCCTTCGGATCCGCTTCCCCTGCTTTTGTCGGTTTGAGAAGGTTTATCTCTATCAGGGAAGCGGTAAGCCCGAAAAAATCTCCTATCTCCATCCTGTTTATGATTTTAAGGGTAAGAGCGTTCACTTTACTTGGTGAAATTTGTTTCAAGATCTTATCGGATAAAACAGCCCTGTTATCAATCGTAACCTTTTTGCGTGTGCGTACCAAACCGAATAAAGACTTTTGAACTACGGTTGCTTCTGTAGTTATATTCTCAGCTCCTAAAATGAGAGTAGCTACAATATCGCCTAAAACCTTACAATCTTTCGCAATACGGAGCGATTCAAATGTAACCAGGCTTTTATCTAACTCTACTTTAGGAAGCTGAGAAATAAGTTCAGAGGCAAGGATAAGAGTAGCAATAGAAGGAGGTGCAACCTCGTATGTTTCTTGTCCTATCTGTATAGAATACGGCTTTTGTAAGATCGTATCAGACACAAGCCCTTCTATGTTGTCTTTTCCCTTGTTCATAGTTCAATTAACCTACAGATAATGATTCTGCTTTTTTATACTTCTCAATCATTTTACCCGTCTTGGGCTTCAATGAGCTAAAGATGTATTTTAGCATTTTACCCTTTGCGGACGACCATTCTTCTTCAACCTCAACAGAGCATTTACGCATGATGAATCCATCCAGCGTATCATCTTCAGGAGTAAGGCGTACTGCATATTCATCTTTTACAACTCCGTCCTCTTCCGGAATAGGATCCTCTGTGCCAGAAGGAATAAACACACTCATAGCAAGCTGCTTATAAGACTTTTGCATTTTTCGAGCTACCAGTTCATGCCCTTCTCCGTACAATTCTTGCGCACTTCCTTTTACAGTTGTAAGAAGAACTGTATTTTCTTCGGCTGTGGGCATTGTTTTGAAACTGGAAGGAGCTGCATCTTCAGCACCAGTTAGCCCAAATTCGATCAGGGGTTTACCCCATGTAATACCACTGTTTGCCATAACTTAAAATGTTTTTAGTTCAAAATTGATCTTTACGTTTACAAAGTGCATAGCTACCTTTTCTGCTTTGTAGCTTTTAATTGTTGCACCTAAAGAAAATCTGTAATCAGTAGGTTTCAAGGCTCTAACAACCTCATCGGCTTTGCGTGCCAGATAACGGCATCTGCCAACATCTTTAACCAATACCTTACTGCCATTGTCTTTGTCGGGAACATAAATATTTACCGTTACGGAGCCAGTTTGAAACTGCCCATCCAAACCAGTAAGAAACGATACAATTATATCCTCTTCCATAGGGTTTAGATCTCGTGTTCCTTCACGATAAACGTTACCTTTTATTTCCTTTGCAAGTTGGCTGTTTGTGATAATGTTGAAAACGTCCAGCTCTATTTCATCACCTGTCTTATTCATTTCATTTCAAAGCCTAATTGTTTCATAATCTGAGGTACAAGTTTGTTAGCCAGCAGTTCGGAAGAAGTAAGGACATTATAATTACGGGCTTCTACATAAGCTGCGTAACTCATTCCAGTAGATACAATCAAGACAATACCGTTTTGATAGTTCTTTTTCAAGCTATCCAAATGCTTCTTTCCGTTTTGCCCACCTTTTGTGTTGGCAAAAGCACTTTCTTCCATAACTTCACCATTAAAAAGTACGGCATAACCGATAGAGTTTCTAAGGTTTCCCGTTCTGTCTGTATAGTTGCCGTTTAAACGGGCTTCTTTCAGACACGCTTCACCGACATAGATAAAAGCCTTAATAGCTCTACCTATAACGGCTTTCTTGGTATCATCAAGAAAGTTGCTAAAAGCACTATCCGGCGTTTTCTTCGTGAATCCCATCAAACCGTAATCTTTACTCTTCCTGAGCGATTAACAAACTCAATATCCTGTACTTCAAACTCACCCAAAAACTGTGTTCTATCATTGGTAAGTTTTACCGTATCAGCTTGAAAATCCCTACTTTCAATTAGGATCTCATAGCTTTTATCAGTAAACTTACCTTGTTGATAGATCGTGTTGCTATGCTTTACCGTTTTGTACAGACAACGTATAGGCTCACTCCATGATACGGTAGAGATAATCGGCTCACCGTTACCATCCAAACCGCCACCAGATAAAACCTTATACTGTATTGTTCCGTTATATTGCATAACTTACCATTGGTTAGAACCGTCTGATACAGAAGATTCTTCGACAAAATCAGAGCTATCTATATTGTACTCCCGACAAATAGCGGAGATACTTTTATTAATACGATCCGCATCCCACCCGTCAGAAATTCCACTTTCCGAATGGCTGTTTTCAGTCATTCCCTTAACGACACTGATAGCAGCCTTCACCAGTTCAACATCTTTGGGGATGAAGTTTTTAGAAGGATCTATATCATTATCCAAAAGGGTAAATTCAAGTACATTCTGATCCGGGTAGAAGCCGGAACATATTTTAGTGCATAAAGCACGGATAGCGTCTAAATTCGTCATAGGTTACTCTTTACATAAGATTTCAGAAAGAGCCTTGTTTTGCTCTTCTGTAAGTTCACCGAGTTTGTTGGTGATTGCTTGAACGCCAGCATTTTTATTGATTGAAACGCCAATCTCAGCCAAAGCACCTTTTACAGCACCGATTTCAAACTCTTTATCAAAAAGGCTAATTTTTTCGGGTTTATTTCCTTCTTTGTTAGCCTCCTTGATAGCAGAAATACTGCAAATTCCTCGTGAAACAAGATTATTTACACGATCCAAATCGCTTGTTGATAGAGTTTCACCGACTTGGTAAATTTTCTCCTTGTTGTCCTTATCTTGGAACTTCTTTAATACTTTTAATGTTACCATATTGCATCGTTTTTAGCCGACCAAAGAAGCTGCTGCTGCCTTCTGATCGAATTGTTCTTTCGTATAAAAAGTTACTCCCTCTACTGCTTCTTCCGGCTCTTCAAAGCCTCTAACTTGCAAGCAGACAATACCGTTAATTTCAGTGATAACCGGGATCAAACGGGCAGATCCTTGTGTATATTCACCAGCCTTTTGCCCTGTAGATTCACCAGTACGCCATTTGGCTATACGAATACCGTTACCAGCATTCATGTAATCTACATTGTCCTCTTCAAACAGCTCGTTATCTTCAATAGAAGGCTGGATAAAGCCAATCTTTCCAGCAGGTTTAAATACAATCATATTGTGATTAGATCGGAAGAGCGTCGTGTA